CCGGCGCGTGGCCGGGGGCGTCGGTCGTCAAGTGCGTCAGGTGCTGGTCGCGGGCAGCGAGGCGATGCGCTCCATGGTCATGGGTGCGATGCCGGCGGCCGGTCGCGAAGCAATCTTGTAGGACTGGGCCGAAAATTCCCCGTCCTTCAGCGTGCCATCGACGGGCTTGCCCTTGCAGGACGGGAATTTCCATTCATGATAGGCGATGGCGTCGCCGTCGGTGTCACGGTCGGAGCTGTACGCGTACAGGTCGAACGCGGTGCGCGATACCGGCGCGCCGGCGACAGGCGCGGCGTACTTCTCCCCGGTCTGCCCGGGCGTGCCGGTCAGCGTGCCGCCGTCCACCAGCGCAAAGATCTGGGTGTGCAGCTTGGGATCGTCCAGTGTCAGGTCGTATCCCTTGACCAGGTCCTCGGTTCGCAAAACCCCGTGGATGGTGTTCTTGACGCGCAGTTCCTGCTCGGCGCCGGCCGACACGACGCCGGCATACCCCAGGCTGGTGGCGGTCTCGATCACGTAGGTTTTGGGCGTCGTCTCAATCGTCACGACCTTGATCCGCTCGACGTTGGCGATGTTGCCGCCGGTGATTTTGGTATCAGCCATTTGATGTCCTCCTTACAGCGCGCAGGGCGCTACGTACTCGATAGATTGGGTGTGCGCCCGGAATGCGTCGTCGATGGCCTCGCCGGCCGGGCTGCCGCGGGGCCTCATGCCCAGCTCGGCGAGTGCCGTGCCGGCCGTCCGGAGCAACGGATCCAGCTCCACGCGCCGCCCCAGTGGCACCAGCCCCATCACGCCGATCACGCGGTAGCCGGTGGCGCGGCTGATCGGCTGGGTCCCGCCGTCGTAGGCCACCACATAGGGCGCGCTGCAGCGGCCAACCTTTTCTCCGGGGCGGGTAGCGTCAAGCCCCGCGGCCTTGAGCGACTGGAGCGCTTTTTCGTATAGATTCATCTGCCACCTCCCAGCTTTGCGATCGCCTGCAGGATCTTCGGGGTGTTGCGCTTGATCGTCGGCCAGAGAACAGCCCAGCGCTTGCCCATCGCCAACTCCAAGTACACCATGTATCGGACGCCGCCGGACAGGCTGATGCGCGTGACGTCGCCTCGGCGCTCCGCACGTCCGACGATGCGTTTCTCGGCCTCGCCGCTGCGATTTTGCCAGGGGTGCGTGTGCTTGGCCTCATCCTGCATCTGGGCCGCGGCGGTGCGGCCCAGTACCTCGATGGCGTAAGCCCGGCGATCCTTTTCCGCGTTCAGCTTTCCGATCGCGTTCCGGGGATCGATGCGCAGCCCGCTCACTGGATCACCCCCAGGCTGTAGGTCTGATAGGCGCCGGGGTCGCGCACGGCCAGCACCTGGTAGCGGTCGTCGCCGATGGCGAGCTCGTCTCCCTCCTGGGCTCTCGGCAGTTCGTCCGGGTACAGCGCCATCAAATAGTGGCCCTCCGGCTGATCGGCCAGCTGGCCGGGCAGCGCCACCGTGAACGCGCCATATTGGTTCACTTTGTCGTAGCGGTATCCGCCTACGGGCCCAATCTCCGCACCGCCGCGGTATAGCGTGCCATCGACTCGCGCCGCCGGCAGTCGCGCGATCGCCTCGCGCAGCCGCCGGCGCAGGAGGATGTTGTAGGGATCCAAGGGGATTCACCTCCCGTCGGCGCGGCCGATCGCGCCGCCGCGGTTGGGTCGGTGCGCGGCGGCGATCGCCAGCCAGTAGTCGCGATTGCTGGGCAACGTGGTGCCGTCGGGCAGCGTGATGCCGTCGGCCTTGGCTTTGATCAGCGCGCCAAGGTAGATTGCGCCGTCGGCATCGCCGATCGCCTGGCTGAGAATTGCCGACAGCTGTGCATCCGTCAGGGTGCGGCAGCTGTCGGTTTCTTCGAGCATGAGCTTGATGTAGGCAAGCTTCTCCTCGTCGGTCAAGCGGATCACGTCCCGACGACGACGGTCACGGCGGCGGACGAAGCCACGGCCTTGCCGGCGACGTTCCGCGCGGCCACAACCAGCTTGTGGTTGGCGGTCACCGTCAGTTCGGCGGCGCCGTTGGCAAGCGTCAGCTCGGTCCAGGCGGAGAGATCGTCTCCCAGCGCCGGGGCCGCCTGAGCCGCGCCGGTCTTGTACACCAGCGTGCCGATGGGCGTGCCGGGGGCGTATTCGTGCTTGGTGACGGTGGCCACCGTCTTGGTGGAGGAACTGCCCGCCCCGCAGGCGAGGCCGATCACGGCCAGCGCCGTGCGCAGCGCATACAGCGCGTCGCGTTTGTTGTCCAGCACAAACGCATCGTAGTACACGCGGCCCTCAACCAGTACGCCGTTGATGCCCGGCGGGTTGTCGTGCGTCTTGTACTCGGCCAGCTTCTGGGGCGCGGTGGTGGCCCTGGGGTGCGCCAGCAGCAGTTCCACGCCATCGGGCAGGAAGTTGAGCGGCACCGCCACGACGGGCGTCAGGTCGACCTCGCCGACCTGTCCGGCGATGCGGTTGGAGGGGTTGATCTTGGCCGCCTCGACGAAGTTGGTGTCCAGCTGCAGCTTGGTTCGAAGCGATCCCGTCACGAACACCACGCGTCCCTCGCGGGGTACCTTGCGCTCGTCCAGGTACTGGTTGGCCAGCAGCACGCGCTCGTAGGGTTTGACGTCCCCGGTGTAGCTGCCCAGCTCAATGTGCCCCGCGCCCGCGACCATTTTGGCCAGCCGGTACTGGTCGATCTCGGGGATGATCACTTCGTCCTGCTGCCTCCGCAGCGCTTTGCCCGCGTTCAGGCTGCCGCCGGACTCCTCGTCGTTCGCCTTGTCCACCGTGAAGGTGAAGGCGCGGTCGCGGCTCATGGTCATTTCCTGTTCGGCGTTCTCCAGCTCGGAGGGCGTGCCGTAGCGGTTGCTGCCGCTGCGGGTGTAGTCGGTCATGGGGACGGTCGGGGTGGACAGGATTTTGACGGTCTTCGCGCCGGTGAACTCCACGTCGGTGTTGATCGCCCGCTGGGTGATCGACGCCTGCGTGAAGTGCTCGTCCAGGAATGCGGCGTACTTTTTCAGGAGATTGATGGACATATCGTTGCTCCTCTCGTGTTGGTCGTGCGGTTACTTCGCGCCCAGGTACCCGCGCTCGAAATCGTCCAGCGTGCCGGTCTTGCGCGGCGTGGCCACGGTCGATCCGGTGCCGGCGCCGCCCTTGAACTCGGGCACCAGTTCCAGCACCTTCTGTGCCGCCGCGGCAATTTTCTCGCCGGCCTTCGCGTCGCTGGGGTTGATGCCGGTCAGCTCCGCGATCTTTACGGCCGCGTCCAGCCTGGCAGCCGGCACGCCCAGCGCGGAGAGCGCGGCCCGCGCTTCGGCCCGGATCGCGCGCGCCGCGTAGTCCGCGGCCTGGGCCTTGTAGTCGGGTTCGGTGGCCTTGGCTTCGGAGGCCTTCGCCGCCTCGGTCTGTTTGGCCTCCGCGGGCGTCGCAGCCTCGGCTCCTTTGGTCGTCTCGGCCTCCTGAGTGGTGGCTTCGGCAGTCTTCGCCGTCTCAGTCGCCTGGGCGGCCTCCGTAGCCTGGGTGGTCTCCGTGGCCTGGGTATCATTGGTCTCAGCCATCGTATCTGCTCCTCTCGAAAATGGTATCATAAAAGCGCCCCCCGTGCGGGGAGCGCGCCTATGGCTTTCTGGAAGGCTCAACCTTCTTCTCTAGATGCTCCAATGTAGACTAGTCCGTTTTCGCTTTCTCTAATCAGTTGGTACCCGCAATACTCGGCATCTCCACCGTCTAAGGCTACCTTAAGTGCCGCTTGGGCCTCCATCTTCTCCAGCGCGTCAGCGTTTCCGTCGTATTTGTATTCGCGGTTCAACGCTAGGAGCATGGATAGCACCCTGGTTTCGTCGGCATTTCCCTCTGGGAAATATACAGCAGCCAGATATACGGTGTTGTCGTCTGGATGAGCCACGATTTTGCATTGATCAAAGCTCGTGATTCTGCGATCCTCAAATCTTCCAATCTCAGTTTTCGGCGCGTCTACGCTCGCGGCCTGAACGCCAAACGTGCCGAGAATAGAAATGTAACGGTACAGGTATTCGAGCTCCGTGAGCCCGCTGTCGGCATGTGCCGAAGCGGCCCCAAAGGCTACCAGCATCGCCAGCGCCAGACAGCTCAGCTTTCGCATGAAATCCTCCTATCCGATCGCGATCATCTTCTCGTCGGGCGCACCATCGCGAATCAGGCGCAGGGCGTGAGGCGCGAAGAAGGCGGCGTCCGCGTCCGTATCGCCGACCGCCAGCTGTTCGAAGCGGATCAGATCGTCCGCCCGGACATACTCGAACCGGCCGTCCAGCTGTCGCGA